ACTATGTAAAAATCGGTGTTTGAAATGCCGATTTAATAATTATATCTTCTTAGTTAAATACATTGTGAACAATATAAAAGATTATACTTATAATAAACGCCTAATTTATTTTTTACACATTTATAACAATCTATAATTGGAGAATTACAACTATAACATTTCAATTTCAAAGATTTACAAGTATAACATATATATTCTGTTTCTATAAAATCACACCAAAATACATCATAAAAATTATTATAATTAGAAGCATATTTAATTTTTTTATTTTCATAATCAATATAATAATTATTAGATTCTAAAATTGGAGATTTATTTATTATTTTTTCTTGACTTTCTTGTATATTTTTTATAATATTATTATTCATTTTAATATATTATATAATATTATCTTTATATACAAATCGGCGTTTGAAATATTAAAAGGTGTAATTTTTAATATAAAAATAATTATTTTTTACTAACTTTACTATATAATTTATTTAAACTTTTTAATTTATTACTTAATTTTGAACCACCTTTTTGCCCTCCAAAAAAACTGAACAGTCCTCCTTCTTCATGTCTCTCGTGTTCCTCAACCGGTGTATATACCTTTGTTGCTTCAACTATAGGGACAGCAACAGTTAAATTTTTTTCTGGTATTGGATTAAAAATGTTAATAGCTATAATACCAAAATACATTAATAAAACAGTAATTATAGCACCAATCCCGGCACCACTTCCAAGAATAGAATAAGCGGTTGAAATAACTATTAATGAAAGTAAAACTGATATATACACTTTATAATTTGTAAATACACCCTTTATTATACTAGTTATTCCAGACGGTTTGCCATCTAAATAACTGTTGTATCCAACAATAGAAAAAACACAATAAGCAAGTATAACAATAGATCCAATTGTCATTAATAATGGTATTAAAATAAATCCAAGTATTACAAATAAAAATGCTATTAAAACAGACATTCCAAACTCAAAAGCATTATATTCTAATGTTATACTTTGCCATTCTTGTGATCCACTTTTTGTATCATTTAAATTTTTCTTAAAAAGCCATTTCATTTGTGTAAACCATGTTATTAAAAAGTAAATATGATCTATAATAAATAGAATAAATCCATAAAACACAAGCAAGAATGGTCCTAATATTAGGATTAAAAATTCTGGAAATTTGTTCAAAATATTATAAAATATTTCAAGTGCTGAATAATTAAATGCTATTACTGACTCAAAAATAGAAACAAAATAACTTGCTATACCGCTTACGTTGGGTTTTTCTTTTACCCCCCTTATTAAATCTATAATAGTATTTTTTGTATTATCTTTTTCATATAGTATTGATAGTTTTTCTGACATTTGCGGATCAGAATAAAGTGTTTCAAAAATATTCGTTTTTACTGGTTTTATATTTGGGTTATTTCCTTCATAAGGCTTACAACCTGTATCACTAGGTATTATTCCAGATTGAGCAACTTTACAACTATATAAAATCATAGCGGCAAGAATAATGTAAATAAAAACGTGAAATAATTTTTTTATTAAAGAGTATACAAATGATGTAATATTCTGAAAATATGTTGAAGTCGGCGTTTCTATATTTTTTGCGGCATCTATATTTGGTATTTCACTATCTGTATTATTGGATGACATTTCTTATATTAAAACTATATAAAATTATTTGGACAAAACATATTTCAAGATATAAAAAATAATATTAACTATTTATATATGACTATTTCTAAAAAAGATTATTACATAATATTTCTAGCATTTATAACCTTAATACTTTTAGTAATTATTTTTAAATGGATAAACTATTTATCTAATAATAATTATATTAATTATATTAATTATGAAAAAAATGGGATTGAAGGTTTTAATAGCACATATATTTCAGATGGACATATTGGTGGTTCTAAAACAACACATAATGTTAATTTACCTTTAACCACAAGTTTCGGGCGTCAATCAAATATTTCAAAACCTACACCATATAAAAAACACGTCCCAGCAGAAAATGATGCGGGTAAGCTAACATCTGGAGTTACACCAACATATTCATCTTTAACAACAGATATAGGAACACAAGCAAAATTGTTTAATTCCAATACAAATATTGCTACACCTCAGTTAAGTAATGGTGTAAATACATGGATGTCTAATTTTAATAAAGGTAAAAAACTGTTTGATTCTAAATTTGTGCCTCCACAATTACAATATATGCCACAATACAACAAACATTATTCTGCTAGTGGAGAATTTATTGATATAGGACCAACCGCATCAAACGCATATCTTAGTTAAAATTCCAAAGATAAATAGAAAAAAAACTTACAACTGTAAAACAAAAAGTCAAAAATGATTTTAATAAACAATTCATTATTTGTTTGTTTTTATCATTTTTATATAAGTATTGTAAAAATAAAATTATGAGTAATGCTATTATTATGTTTGGTATATAATGATTTGTATTTTCAGGGGATTTATCTTTTTCATTTTTAGTATCAAACATAATGTCAAAAATATCAGGGCCAATATTTGTAAGTATAAATTGATGATGTAAATAATGAACATCATTCACACGAAATATAGAATAATTTATATTATGAATAGAAGAGTAAAATAATAAAAAAAATAAAACAACCCATTCATTAAAAAAAATTTTACCGTATATAAAATAAAGAGGAGCGAAAACTAAAATTATCGAACATTCTAATAATATTTGAATAAAATTAGATAAAAAATTGCTGTTTTCATGATGATAATGATGCGCTATTGTAAATATGTTTCGATATTTGTGACTACCATAATGAACTAAGTATGCGAATAATGCTATCACAAAAAACGTAGTTATCCCATTATACACGTTTGGATATGACATAATAGTTACGGCAATAAAAATAAAAATCCATGATAAATAATTTTCTTTTACAGATTGTGTTACATTACAAAAACTATTACATATTTTATTTATATTAAATGGACACTTTTTAGATTCATTTTCTTCTTCATGATCATGTTCATCTACGTGTTCATCTGCGTGTTCATCTTTATGTTCATCTTTATGTTCATCTTTATGTTCATCTTTATGTTCATCTTCATCTTTTTTTTCATTCATTTTTGTATCTATTTTATCTTCATCTTCATCTTTATCTTTATCTTTATCTTCATTTTGATTCGTTTTCGTGTCTATACAAACAGATTTTTTTGGGTCGTTTACATTTTCTAAATCCATTTATTGTATATTTATATTTCAATATTCTTTGTATAAACTCATAAATATTGAAATATGTTAATTGGAATAAATACCACTATGGTCAAATAGTTTTAATTTAAATGTGTTTAAACAAATAATTGCCATTATTTTAGTTGCGAGTGCTGACCAAACATTTACTAATAATTCTGTTATTTTTTCATATTCATGGTCACATTCAAATAATATGTTTAAATTTTCAAAACAAGATTTTCTTTGTTCGCATGATGTTGAATTTAAATATTTTTTTTCTAAAAGTGTTAGTGGACACCCGTGTACAACTATAACAGACCACGCGTCTAAACTTACAATAAGTAATACCATAGATAAATGTATAATGTTTGTACTAAAAATACCTACAAAACAAATAAAACCAATAATAACAAAATGTAAAAAATAGTAATAAAATCCTTTTACTGTGCTTAAAGGATTAATTTTAAATTTATCACATATATCAAGACAAATTTTTCGAATACTATTTTTAGTTAAATCAACTTTTTTTCCAAAATTATTATCTACAATATTAATTTCATCTTCTTTGTCTTTATTTGTATTTTCTTTATCATTAATGTGAATTTCTTTAATATTTTCTGCGCATTTTTCACTCATTTTATATAAGAGACAAACTATTTTATAATTAAAAAAACGAATTATTTATCAATAATAACTTCTTTTACTATTCTTTTAATAATTTTATTTTCATTATTTAAAGTTTCATTATATAAATTACCTCCCATCGACTCAAGAACAATTTTATTGTATTCATCTGATTTTGAAGAATAACTGTTAATACATTCTGGATTTTTCGCTTTCCATTCTGGAATAAGCTTACAGTTTTTATGAGCAATATATTTAATAGCCTTTTTAAGTTTATTTTTTTCTTCATTTTCTTTTTCCCATTTATCTTCATCTTTGATATATAGTATTTCTCTCTTTGAATCACTACAATGAACAGGTCGCTGTGTAATTTCTAGTGCCTTCAAGTTCTTAATTATTATGTTTGAGATACCATCTATAAACCCTAATTTACCTACATTTTCCAAGTCCAAAAGTTGAATTTTGAGAGAATCTACAAAGTCCATAAGATTCATTGCATCCTTACATGTTTCATTTAAAAATATTTGAAGATTAAATGTTTTGTTATAACTGTTATTATGTGAATTCACACTTGATGGTTGCATATTTTTACAAACATCTAATACCATGTTTTTTAAATCGCTATTTTCTTTTATTAAATAATCAATTAAATCATCCTTATTTGGTTTATTTACTTCATTCGGTTCTTTTGGTTGTGTATTGTTAAAATTAAAATCACATATTTTTTTATGTTTCCATAATCCCTGACGATGTGTGTAACATTTTCCACATTCACACGCAAAAAGTTTTTTAATAGGTTCGGCATTTTTTGGCATTTTCGGCATTTTTTTGTAATCATTTGTAATCATTTTGTCATCCTTTTTATGTTTGCGTGTCAATATGTGTTTTGAATAGTTACTTTGTTTAGAGCATATAAAGTCACATTTTTCACAATAAAAATTTTCGGCATTTTTTGGCATTTTTTTGTCATCCATTTGTCCTCTAATTAGAGGACAGAAAAAATGCCTAAATTGTTTTTTTTATAAATAAAAAAAAATTATGGTAACAAAAATTAAAATCTTCAAAAAGTGACCAGATGCTAATTTTCAATTATGCAGCGAAGGAAGGTTTTTTCTGGAATCTATATAGGGATTTTCAATTTTGGACATTTTTTTTGTCCATTTTTGAAAATCCCAAAGTACTTTTGGAAAAAATATCGAAAAGTACGCACCCCTTTTTTAAGTATCTTAATAATATATATTTTAAGATACTTAAAGAAACCCAAATACTTTTAAGTAGCATATTGTAGTCCGCAATTGCCTCCAACAAACGTAACAACATTAAATCTTTCTTCAAACAATTGTAGGTTATAATTATATTCATAAATACGCCATGTAGGTTTATTAATACCTACAATATCTCCTGTTTCAGGATCACATATAGTTAAAACTTGAGCATATGGATCTAATGGAGGAATATATGTAGTTAATTCAAATTCAAGTAAATTAAATCTATTTGTGTTTAATGCTCCTGATGGTTGAATTTCGTATGGCGATGTATTTAAACAAAAATTATAACAATATAAAAATTGAGGCGCATTACCAGGAGTTCTTGTGTATTTTTCAACAAAGTTATATACTCCTGATGGTTGAACATTTTCTCTATAACTACCGTCAATTAATATACCTAATGTTTGTAAGATTTCTTGTTGATTTAGTATACTATATATACCTGATATAAATATGCCACTTGGTGTTCCATCAGGATTTATACCTGGACCAATTGTAGGCCCCCCATTAATAGGATAAGCACCTGCTACTGGAGCAGGTGTAATATCATTTGGAAGATAATTATATGGCCAATTTGTATAATTAGACCACTCATTTCTTAAATAAGCGTCGGATCTTTGTAAATACCACATCCAACTAGAAACCAAACCTATAGAAGTTAGTTGTATCTTGGAACTTTGTGTTACATTATAAAATGTAGTTTCTTGAACTTGTTTAATCAAATATTTTTGTTCATTTTTCGCAAATAATTTTTGTTCATCTGTAGATAGAAAAGCATATGTACATGTTAAATGAATATCTGTGTCCCACTGGCTTCTTGTGTCAACATAAGAAGTTGGCCCTAATTGAATATCAGGAGGTGTTTGTAGAAAACGATACATTTGCATATAATATTGGTTAAAATTTGGCTGAATATATGGAAAATTATTTGTAGCATCCATTACATCACGAATAGTAAATAATTCACAAATTGGTCTTAACGTAACTGTAATATGTAATTCGTTATATTGTAAAGCAACTAATGGAAAAGCCATTTGAGATTTTAAGTTAAACCACGAATTTAATGGAATATATATTGTTGAAGCTCGAATAGATGGTTCCGCCGCAGCAGGACTATCTGTGTAATACGCATTTGGATATGAATTAACTCGTGTTCCATAATTTCCTGGATCATTAAATTGTGCCGTATTTCCTGTCATTTCATTAAATAAATTAATTTTATTTACATTAAAGTCGCGTTGAACACACGATAACAAATATTGACCAGAAAACTCTTGTAGTTTTTGATTACCGCAAGTGATACTTACTTTATCAATCATTTGCGCACCCAAATTATCAATCCATTTGAATTCATATGGAGCCCAATCAGTATATGTTGTTGATCCATCGGGATTCACAGTTGGTTGAGGTGGAAAAATAGGGCTCCAAATATTAGGTAAATTAACAGTTAAATATGTATCCATTAGCAAATCGCCATACCTTGAAACCTTAAATGTGAAAGATGATTGTTCTGTTAAACGAAGATACGGCGAACCGTTAAAATCTAAACGAAATTTCTGCAACCCAAAATTGGTATATTTTTGATAGGTTGTTTTCCAAAAAGTTTTTGAAGGGTTACCATTTAATATAACATTTTGTTGTCCTTGGGATACAAGATTCATTAAGCCCCCTGCCATATTAATATATATATTTATTAAATTTTAAATTGGTTACAAAGTTGTTTATATAATTACTTTATGAAGAACTATTAAAATAATTAAATTTATGTATGATTTCTTAATTTGACAATATAATATATTTTAAAAAATAATATTATATTATAAGTATGTCTCCTATAGATCCAACAACAAAGATAATGAATACAATAATGAATTTACAAGAAGATTTTATAACGTATATGATTTTTGTTATAATATTAATAATTGTTATATTAATAATAGTATATTTTATATATTTAACAAAACTTCAAACTACAGAGTGTAATTATATGACAAATTTATATGGAACTATGGATGGTTATATTAGACCCATAAACAGCGCCGATCCAGATTGTAGTGGTAATTTATATGATTATTATATAAAAACAGCATATAATGCTTGTAGCGGTGGAAATTACAAAAATGATTTTGTAAATGTATGTAATTTAATTAATGTTTTAAAACAGGGCGTTAGATGTTTAGATTTTGAAATATATTCTATAGGTAACCAACCTGTAGTAGCAACATCTACTGTTGATAATGTTTATATTAAGGAAACATATAATTCTGTAAATTTTTCAGATGTTATGACTACAATACAAAATTACGCATTTTCTGGAAGCACTTCTCCAAACCCTACAGACCCATTAATTATTCATTTAAGATTTATGAGCAATAATTTACAGATGTATAATAATTTAGCAACTATTTTAGAATCGTATGACTCTATTATGCTTGATAAAACTTATAGTTATGAAAATTATGGTAAAAATATTGGCATGACACCATTAACACAATTAATGAATAAGGTTATTCTTTATATTGATAGGTCAAATTTAACATTTTTGGAATGTCCTCAATTACTCGAATATGTTAATTTAACAAGTGGGTCAATATTTATGAGAACATTAAGGTATAATGATGTTAGTAATTCTAATGAAAGTGTTCCTGAGTTACAAACATTTAATCAAAAAGGAATGACAATCGTTTTACCAAATGTTGGAGCAGACCCACCCAATCCATGTGGAATAGTAGCAAGAGAGACTGGGGCGCAAATGGTTGCGATGCGTTTTCAACATATAGATGCGTTTTTAGAAGAAAATACTACATTTTTTGACGAAGGCGGGTATGCTTTTGTTTTAAAACCACAAAATTTAAGATACACGGAAAACACCATACCAGGACCTACTCCTCAAAATCCCGCTTATTCTTATGCTACTCGTAATCAAAGCACAAACTATTATAATTTTAATTATTAAATTTAATATTTATATTGATATAAGTAAGCAATTGTATAAATAATATTATAAATATTTTATAAATATTTTATAAATATTATTTAAAAACATATGAGTTATTAATTATATAACATGGGATTAAAAATGAGTAAAATAGAACCTCCTTTATTGAATAGTAGCAGTTTTGGTGTTTCTAGTGATGATAACAAGTGTAATCACGATTGTCCAAATTGTCAAAAATCTGGAAAGGTTCCAAATATTGCTGGTAGGTTTTTTATCATTAATGATACTGAATGTAAATGTAATGCGTGTAATGGTGTGTTTCCAAAAGAAAAATTTTATAAAGCAGTAGTAGAAGGGGTTCTGGTAGAAGAAAAGTCGGGAATTTAAATAATACTATTTTATTGATTTGTTAATATATCTCTTATTCTCAATTGCCATTCTTCTTCTTTTGTTGGTATAAAAAAATTGAGTATATCAATAAATGGTACCCAACATTCTGGTCCTCTTTGAAGTTCAGGTGCACAATAATTTAAGTGTAACTTAAACTTATTTAATTCATTTATTAATTTTTCTTCGCTCTCAGGTATTATTTTCATTATTTGTTTTAAAACATCTTCTACAAGCCTGCCCTTTTCAGTTTCAGTTTCACTCATTTAATATATTATCATAAAATGTTTTAAGTGATTTTTATATAATTTATTTTGAATCACTTACTTAATTTAAAATTGAATACTTAATATCATTTAAACAATAATGTAAATATATTACAAATGACAACATATACGAAACATTTATCGGAACCGTGGTTTTCATTAATAAAGATTGGCGCAAAAAAATGCGAAGGAAGATTACATAAGGGGGATTTTGCTTTAATGAAAAAAGGTGATTACATTTTATTTGAAAACAACGATTTTAAATTTTTGCGATCATTTCGTTGTAAGATTACCTGTATTCATGATTATAATACATTTGAAAATTATTTAGAAGGTGAAACACTAGATAAATGTCTTCCTGGAATAGATACAATACAACAAGGAGTTAAAATATATCGTGAATATTATGATGAAGAACAAGAAGCCAAATATAAAATAGTTGCGATTCGTTTAAGAATTGTTAGATAATAAGTGTTATGAAATAATATTTAGTTTTAATCTAAATATTATATATGAAAAATAAAATATGTGATAAATCGATGACATTTCAAGAATGTGAACTTGCTATATTACGTTTAGCAGTAGATAAAGCAGAAGAAAAAATAGGAAGACGAGTTGTGAGTTCAGATGATATCATTAAAATGATAAAAATTGTAGAAAATTTCATAAAAACAAAAAGTTTAATTTGTTATGGTGGAACAGCTATTAATAATATTTTGCCCAAAGAAGATCAATTTTATGATAAAGATGTAGAAATACCAGACTATGATTTTTTTACTACTAACTCAATTAAGGACGCAAAGGAATTAGCTGATATTTATTTTAAAGAAGGTTTTACAGATGTAGAAGCAAAAGCAGGACAACATCATGGAACGTGTAAAGTGTATGTGAATTATATTCCTGTTGCTGATTTAACAGAAATACCAAAAGAAATATATAATTCTTTAAAAAGAGATTCAATACAAGTAGCAGGCATATTATACGCTCCATCCAATTTTTTAAGAATGTCGATGTATTTAGAACTTAGTAGACCTGCTGGAGATACGTCAAGATGGGAGAAAGTATTAAAACGTTTAACATTATTAAATAAACATTACCCACTAACATCTATTAATTGTAATCAAGTTGATTTTCAGAGAGAAATGGAAGATACGACAAATGAAAACGATATTTACGAAAATGTAAAACAAACATTAATAAACCAAGGTGTCGTTTTTTTTGGCGGTTACGCAATTTCACTTTATTCTAGTTATATGCCAAAACATTTACAAAAAAAATTAAAGAAAATAGCTGATTTTGATGTTTTGTCTAATGAACCAGAAGTTACTGCTCAAATAATAAAGGAAAGGTTAAAAGATGTTAATATTAAAAATGTGAAAATTATTAAACACGACGCAGTTGGTGAAATCGTGCCATATCATTATGAAGTAAAAGTAGGAAACGATACGGTTGCTTTTATATATCATCCAGTTGCTTGTCATAGTTATAACGTTTTAATTATTGGAGGCCAAAAAGTGAAAATTGCTACAATTGATACTATGTTGAGTTTTTATTTAGCATTTTTATATACTGATAGACCTTATTATAGTGAATTTTCTGATAGAATTTTGTGTATGTCTAAATTTTTATTTGAAGTTCAACAAAAAAATAGATTAGAACAAAAAGGGTTGTTAAGAAGATTTAGTATTACATGTTATGGTCATCAAGAATCAATAGAAGAAATGCGAGCACACAAAGCATCAAAGTATAAAGAATTAAAGAGCAAACGAGGTACTTCTGAATATGAAGAATGGTTTTTAAATTACAAACCAGAGGACAAAAATACCAAAAATATAGACGAGAAAGGTGTCAAAGAAAAGGAAAAAGAAAAGAAGGATAAGACGCTAAAAGATGGTAAAAAGAAGAGAAAAACAAAGGCAAAACAACCAAAAACTAAGTTTAATTTTTGGAGTAGTAAAACACGTAAAAACAAGAATAATATATATTAATTATTATTTTATACAACTTATTCATACCATTTATCGTGTAGAATATCTAATACTATTAATGAATAACGTAATAGTATTAGTTAAGAATATTTAAAGATAACAGTAACTATATATGTATACTATGAATTTTATTACACGTATAACAAAAATATTTATAAAGAACGACAAAAAAGTGTTGGGTAGATGGGGTATTGAAACATGCGATAAAAAAATGAATAGTAAGATTGATTTATCAAATGAAGACCACTGTGGTCCTTGTGGTCAATACATATTAAATAAAACAATTACAGATTTTACAACAGTAAAAAAGAAAATCGAGACAATCGATTCAATAAATAATAGGGATAAAATTATCAAGTAAAAAATTTGTCTATTAGAGACGTGTAATACATATATGTTTTTTTTGATAATAACTTATACAAAAAAGTTTTTTCTATTTTTGGAAAATATTTTTTAATACAAATAACAAAATAAATTACATATATAACAACTTTTTCAAAAACTTTTTTACTAATATTATTTATAATATCGTAAAAATTCCAATCATTAACATAACTACAGAAGGTAGTTTTTCTTTTTTTTATAAAGAATATGTGAATATCTAATAATCCTGTTAATATTCTGTGTAGATTCGTTTTCTCATTTTTTAAATTAATTATACTAAAAATTTTATCAGCACTCATCAAATCCAAAAAAAGTATTTTTTTTTCTTTTTCTAAAGGAAAAATATGTGGTGTAACCCCATCAATATATTTATTTTTGTAACATAAATTATTATCTATTAAAAAAGGGATAAAACAAGATTTTATTATTGTATTTATGATGTCATCGATATTTTTGTATGACGATTTTACACATTTTTTACATTTATTAACATTAATATATGTTACAAAAAACTTATTTTCTATTTGACTACATATGTTATCCGGAATTTTTTCATTAATATAATTACGTAAATTTTTAATTATACTAAGATTATGATTTTTTTTAAAATCGTTTAATAATATTTCATATAAACTAGATGACAAATCTAAAGCATCTATAAAATATAGAAAACCCAAAATTGAACCTATACTAGCACCTGATATTCTCTCTATTTTTATAATGTTGCGTTTTTCCATTTCTTTTAAAAAATAAAGAGCACCTATTAAGTAACTACCGTTAAATGCACCTCCTTCTAATATTAAATCTATTCTTATAGGTTCTCTATTTGCTTCTACAGGAACATTTTCTATAAGTCTTTCTACAAATTGTTGTATCATAAATATAGAAATATATAAATTATTGTAGTTTTTTATTCATATATAAACGTTTTATGAAACTTTCTTCTTGTCTTGATTCTAAAAATATATTAATTATTTCAGCAGGTGAGTAAAAATACTCTTTTATATTATTTAAAACAGGTGGATCTATTTCTATTCCAAACAAATGATTATACATTTCTGAAATAGTCTTATGACTAGCATTTGTAAATTCGTGTGTAATATCTATTCTACCAGGTCTAGTTAAAGCAGAGTCAAGTTTATCATAATGATTGGATGAAATAACTAAAATTCTACCAGGTGTTTCACGTATTCCATCCCACAAATTTAGGATATCGTCTAATGTTATAGGTTCTTCATCTTTTGGTAAAGACACAGTAGAAAATTTACCGGTTTCTGTAGAATTCATATCTAAAACCGTTTTAATAACGTCACCTAATTCTACAGTATCTGTAGGTGATTTTCCTTTTAAAAAGTTAGTTTTATTATCAATATTACTTTTATTATCAAAATGATTTTCTCTTTTTAAAACGATATCACCTATACAATCAATATCTTCAAACACAGTAATTTTTTTATCAAATGTTATAGAGTGTTTTTCGTTATTGGCATTATAAGTATCTTCAAAGAAGAATTTTTGTAATTGTTGCTTCGTTTTTAGCAACTTTAATGAAATAAATACTATATGGTATCCTGTGTGTTTAGCAAGAGCCTTAATAAAAGATGTCTTTCCAGTCCCTGGTGGTCCCGATAGACCAATTCCACATGTCCATGGAATTCCTTTTTGTTCATACCATTCTTTATTGTTAATAAAAAAATTTATTTTATTAATCAAATCATTTTTACCATCAAAAAACAAGTTGGAAAAATTACGACATGTTATAAATTCTGTTTCACTCCAACACGAATACCGGTTTTCATCGTCATCACATTTTAATTTTTCAAGAATATATATAAACTTTTTATTAACACGATTTGTTTTTATTGTAGATAAATAATTTAACGTAATATTATCTATATATTCTTGTAGATCGCTTAGTTTTGTTTTATAAGAATAAATCTGTATAAGAATTTTTTCAGTTTTTGTTGTAACTTTTTCATTACCGTTGTCGTCTTCTTTTGAAGATTTACATATAGCATAAATCTCTTTATCTTTATTTAATATAAATTTTTCAGGTTGAGATACTATAAAAAAATCTAATACGTTTTTAGATCCATCTACATCTTCCTTAACTGTTTCACGTGTTGAATACGATTCTTTAATTTTATTAATACTATGGTTTCCTTCAATATTATTAGTTATATAAAGCCATAATGCTTTAAATCTTCTACTATATGTAGCTGAAACACAGTGTGACATATTGTATATTGAAGTAGTGGAACTTGTTTTCCCTTCTAGTTCGATAACATTTTTTTTGTAATATAAATCATACAAATGTTCAAAACTAATCAATTTTGTAAAAATAAAATTTGTATCGGCAAACATGTTTAATAAATAACCTAAAAAAGTTAAAATCAACGTTGACAATATAGTATCAACAATAGGGTTATTTGTTTTTATTTTGTTAAAAATTGTCATCTGTATGGTATCCTTAAATTTAAAATACATGCTTTCGAATATGTTCATATGATTGTTTATTAAAGAATCACACGAAATGTTTAAATTGTTTTAAAATTGTTAAAATTTGCCAAATATTGTGTTTTGTTTATTTATAACGTAAAAAATCAATCCAAATAGAGTGCTAGAAAATAAAAAACCATAAATATTTTGATTTCCGTCTTTATTAAACAACGCCGGGAAAAATGAAAATAAATATTTTTTTAAAACAGGTAATTGAAATAGAAAGTATAAAACAGATAATAATAGAGCCGTTTGGAATTCCGAATACATTTCGTCAAGTGTCTCTTGTCTAGAAGATTGGTTGTTATAACTATTTATAATATCATCTGTGCTTTCATAATCCTTAATATAATCTTTATTTTGTGATTGAGGTATATAGGTTGCTTGGACATTAGGGTCTTGACTAATAGTATTCGTATTCATCGGAATATCTCTAGACGGTAATTGAGTATATCCAGTATTACCTGCTTGTTGAATACCACTTACTATTTGGTTAATTGTATTTTGGTCTAAAGTAAATTTAGAATTGGGATTAGAATTCTTACTAGAATTGTTAAGATTTTGTTGTCCCATCATATTTTCAGATGCTGTTAATGAAATGTTATTTGATACACTTCTACCTCCTGATGGGTCGGTAGGGAGATCTAAAATACTGGTAGTATCGTTCATAAATATTATAAAGAATGATTCATTATAATAATTACGCAAAATCTACAATCGTTTTACTTTTATCACATTTTGATGGAGTTGGGATATATTGATAACACTTATTTCCTATTTTGTATGTTTTACCGTCTATTTCCTCTAAAGGAGGCGCATGAAATATAACACAGTCTTTACCTTTACAAACTGTTCTAAATAATGTTGCCAACCCAAACCCCAGTAAAACAGACATTACTATTTTACCTCTAGCCGAATGAACAAATTTACCAAATTGTACCATATATATTCAATTTAAAATATTATTTAAAAAAAATTAAACAACATTATACCTGAATGGGTATTTTAGAAAGTAAGGAAGTATCGCTAGGGCATTTCACCTCAACTTGTTTAAAATAAAAACAATTATCTGCGTTATCCTTAAATAAAATCTTTTCCACATTTTCAGGACTTGGATATATATAAACAATTTTTGTTTCAGGACCCCAAATGTAAATAAAAAATAACCCAACTGCTAAACTAACTAAAAAAATTGGCAACGAAATATGTTCAAATATCATTATAAATAATATAGATTATAAAAAATAGAGATATTTTAATATCTAGTAAATCCAAGTTCTTTTCCAATAATTTGTCCTAGTGTAGTCATAAATGCTTTATTGTCGCCTGTATTTGACTTTGATAACATACTTACTAAAATATCCTTTTGTATTTTGGCTATTTTAGTATTAAAAATATTATTATATACTGGGTTTCCAAAATCGTATGATCCGTCGTCTAAAATGTGCGGAGGAATTATTAAATTTATAGGGTGTAAATATTCTCTTGGCTTACCCTCTTTCCTATCTTTAACATATTGATTAATTGTATCTTCTAACCATTGATGGTCTTGTAAAAGTGCGTTTTTATATTGTGGTGATAAACTATTCCACATATTTTGATATACAGGGTCGTTCCACATAACAGAACCATCTTCATTAAAAACAGGTCCTACTGAAGACGTTTGAGGTAATGGCTGTTCCATATTTGCTGCTTGATTCTCTTCTTCGTTATTTCCTTCATTATCACTTGAACTTTCTGCGACAACAGGTCGTAATTTTATTTTAACAGTTTTGTTATTTACCTGACCTCTATTTTTTTTTGTTTGTTTTGTTTTAGTCATACCAACAACAAATGAATGTACACTTGGTTCAACTAAAGCATATTCAAGTTGTTCTATAGTATTTTTCTTTTGTATTAAATGATAATTATTATCATCTAACATTTCAACCTGACAATATTTATATTTGAAGTTCATAATTTCTTTTAACTGAGGGGTTAAAGTTCCAACATATAAATCAACAGCATCTTTAACAAATTGTGTATCATTTGTATTATTAAATCTTTCTATAGATTCTTTTATTTTATTAATATTTTCGAATGATTCAATAGTTTTTGCGTGTAATTGTTTTTTTTCTTCAGGATTATCTATTATTTCATTATACTTTGTTAGTTCATGTGAAAGTATTTTACTATAATCGCTAATGTTATCTTTTATTTGTTCGAATTTGGCTAAAGCTTCTTCTGTTGTTATGTAACCAAACAATAAGTCGTTTTTGTATGTAATAATTTTGTTTTTATCACTTTTAATAATATTCTCTATATCTGTAATACTTTCAGAATAAGTTTCAAAATAACCTAGATTTATAAAAATGTTAAGAGGGCACGGATTTATTTTATCTCCACAAACAGCACGTAGTTCTCTTGAGTCTGTTTCAGAATTATATTTTACATTAAAGATAGAACCTACAGGTCTTTTACAGTTAATACATTTATGTTTAATTTGCTCATATTCGTTTCTTTTTTCTCTTAAACTTAAATGTTTTGCGTTAAGCAGTTTTTTTTTCTCTTTTTCTATTAAACTTTCATATCTACTTTTTAATTTGTAGTATTCATTTACTTGTTCAATATATGTTGATGCCATTATATATAATTTGTTATAATTTTAATTTATAATTATAATTATAATTTTATGGTCATTTAACATTTAAAATATCGTTTTTCTAAACTTCGTAATACTATCATTTACGTATTCTCAATTAAGTTTATTATAGTTTTTTAGTGTGTTAGTGTGTTAGTCATTTGCTAGATTTTTTTATTCTTTTTGATTTATTATTGTGCTTTTTTGATTTTTTATTGT